AAGGTTATATCTACTATGTGTCTAATGCGCGTAAAGCAGCAGAGGGCGCGGGTGCAGGTACAGGCAACCTAGTATTTTCTGACGGTTCAAACTGGATTCGTGTGGATACTGGCGCAGCAGCAGCAGCATAAGGAGCTAACTTATGGCTGGTCCAGTAAAAGCGTACAATTGGGCGCAAGGCACATCAGCAGGAGTTGTTGGTGGTGATCGTTCACGTATTCGTCAGATCGTAATTTATGCGGCAGCGGCTGGTGCGTTTACCATCAAGAATGGCGGAGCTTCAGGAGAAACTTTGATTACTCAAAAGTTTCCAATTGGAATTCACCATTTGAACATACCTGATGATGGAATTCTCGCTACAAGTGGTGCATATATTAGTGCGTTTACAGGCGCTAGTAATGAACTGACAATCTTCTTATCGTAAGGAGATAAAATGGCTGACATACGTTCCATAACTCAGGTAGGAACATCTGAGCCATTTGAGCTACAAGTGGCTAGGGGTCAAATCCCTGGTCACTCCATTAGGAATTTGTTTGGAGCAAATCCTGCAATTGGTACAACATTCCGTACACCTTGGGAAAACAACACGGCATTGCCGTTTTTGTCGTCTGAACAAAAGCTTGATATAATAAGCACTAGCGACGATGACGTGGAAGGACCGCAAGTTTTAATCGTGGGTGTTGACGGCAACTACAACGAAATACGTGAAGTAGTTGCTTTGAACGGAACGTCGGGTAATCAAACACAACAAAGCTTTTTCCGTATAAATGACTTAATTATGTCAACGGGTAACGCTGATGGAGACATCACTGCGTCTTACAACTCTGTTGTGTATGCAAAAATAATCGCAGGTCGCGGTAGGAATCAGGCTGCGGTGTTTACAGTACCTGCAGGTTATTCGTTCTACCTTGGACGGATTGATGCATTTACAGCAACAGCGAACAACGACACTAAAATTATGACATTTAGAAATCAGGTTACGTTTTCTGACGGGCGGGTTTTTGATGTGGCACAAACTAGCTTTGTGACTCGAATGGATATTGCACGGACGCTTCCATTTAAGGTTCCAGAAAAAGCGACCATTGAATTCCAAGCCAAGATGTCCAGTCAAACTGCTGACATTGGTATTTTTGGTGATGGCTTTTTAATTAAAGAACAGGGGACGTTATAATGCCTGCGAAGAGAAAGAAGAAGAATGTTAGCTTATCTGTGGGTCGTGGCGAAAAGCGCTCAGTCAAACAAGGAGCAGGACTTACCGCCAAGGGGAGAGCGAAATACAACCGTAAAACAGGATCAAATCTTAAAGCTCCAGCGCCAAGTCCTAAAACAAAAAAAGATAAAGCTCGTAAAAAGTCTTTCTGCGCACGTAGCCGTGGATGGACTGGTGAACGCGGTAAGGCAGCGCGTAGACGGTGGAAGTGTTAAAATGGAACAGAAAAACATCATTTTAACTCTCGCAACAATGCTCGTAGTGGGTATTTTTGCTAGTTATGGGATGGTGATAAAGCAGTGGGTTGACTGGACCACAACAACATTAGTGGATTTAGACAAAAGAACTGCTATAATGGAAGTCGAAGCGAAACACACTAACGAGATGGTAGCGGAAAACCATCAGATGTTAAAAAGCCTGATGAAAGTAGTTACAGAGGTTAGTTATGGCAATGGGAAGAGCGCAGATGGCACGACAGACATCAACTGGCAAAAAGCGCAAAACGACTAAAAAAAAGGGCGTGGACGGCAAAGCATGCTGGAAGGGTTATCGCTATGCGGGCACCAAAAATGGCAAAGACCGCTGCGTTCCAATGAAGAAAAAAAGGACTAAAAAGTGATGTAATGTTTACGGCTGTTGTTCTTATTTGTATGCAAAGTAAATGCTTTGCAATTGGTGGCCCAGGTTTCCAAACAGAAGAACAATGTGTCGCAGACTTGATGAATAACGGTTTCCCCTCGATACAAATTAAGTACAGAGGCTATGAAATAATTTCAGCGCAGTGCCTCAAGTGGGAAGAAAGGAAAGTAAAATCGTGACCGTTTCGAACTCTACAGATTTTGAATTAGATGTAGCGGAGTACATCGAAGAGGCCTTTGAACGGTGCGGTTTGGAGGTCCGTACAGGATATGATTTAAAGACTGCCCGCCGTTCCATGAATCTCTTGTTTGCTGATTGGGCGAACCGTGGCTTAAATCAGTGGACGATTAAGCAACGAACTTTGAACCTCGTGGAGAACGATGGCGAGTACGATTTAGGTACAGATGTGATTGACATTGTAACCGCAGCGATTCGTCGTGACGATGTAGATTATACACTTGATCGAATTGGTCGTGATGAGTTCCTTGCGATCCCCACCAAGGGCACAAAGGGTCGCCCCACACAATATTTCTTAGATCGTCAGATCACGCCAAACCTTAAAATCTGGCCCAAGCCCGAAAACAATACAGATGTAATTGTTTACAACTGTCTTACGCGCATTGATGACGCTGACACAGCACAAAACACTGTAGACCTTCCGTTTCGCTTCTATCCCTGCCTTGCAGCGGGTCTAGCTTACTATTTGTCGATGAAACGTGCGCCAGATCGTGTCCAATTATTAAAAGCTTCATATGAGGAAGAGTTGCGTAGAGCAATGGATGAAGATCGTGACCGTGCATCATTCCAGATCACGCCAAGTCTAAGGAATTATCGCATTGTCTAGGTTCGCTTCAGGAAAAGATGCATGGGGTATATCTGACCGCTCTGGTTTCCGCTATCGTTTGCGGGACATGAAGAAAGAGTGGAATGGTCTTCTTGTTGGTAAGGATGAGTTTGAAGAAAAACATCCGCAGCTTGAACCCATACATGTTCCTGCAGACCCACAAGCGATCAAAGACCCAAGGCCTGATCGCTCAGAACCCAAAGTTGAGGTTCTGCTCAAGTTGCACCCGTTTTCTTCAGCCGTAGGAACAAATGTTATAACAGTGACCGAACCTGGTCATAATCGTGCTACAGGTGATGTGGTTAGGTTTAGAAAAGCAGTTGGTTTTGCAGGAATAACGTCTGCAAACATTAACAAAGCTGCAGGATATTCAATTACAAAGGTTAATGCAGACACATATACGTTTAACGTAGATGGTAGCGCAGCTACAGTAACGTTGCGTGGCGGCGGCAAGGTGGCTTCTGCAGGACCAGTTACGGTGGAGGCATAAATGGCGTTTACATATGCACAATTAAAACAGGCGATACAAGATTTTACTGAAAACAGTGAAACTACATTTGTTAATAATTTACCTACATTTATTCGGCTTGCTGAAGAAAAGATTCTGCAGAACGTGCAGTTAGAGTTGTTTCGTAAAACACAAACCGCAAATCTTGTGTCTAGCAACAAATATTTAAATGTGCCAAGTGACTTCCTTGCGCCATTTTCTTTAAGTTACACTGCTAATCCTTTTCCGTATGGCAGCCACCAAAGTTCATCTCAATATAATATACCTAATTCTATTTCACGCGCTAATTTAGGTTTTTCTGCAGATATAGCGTTATTTCAAACGCCAGAAGCTACATCTGGAAGATCTTTAGGGGATATACAGGGTCAAAATGATGGAAATGTAGAACAGCAAGACGCATTGCTTATGACACAATATATTGTGTACAAATATGGTGGTGGCTCTATTGCCGATTTAACAACAGACAATATAAGCTACATAGAAAATACAATGCTTCCATACATGGCAGCGAGACAGTCCACTTATTCTAATTTCTACAATCCAAGCTTAATGGTGGGCACTACCTTTATGGATTTTAAAGACCCTAGTTTTCTCCGCGAATATCAAAACGATGACGCTGTTACGGGTCAACCTAGATACTACGCTTTGTTCGATAATAGCAACTTTGTGATATCTCCTACACCAGACCAAGATTATTCTATTCAGTTGAGTTACTTCTACAGACCTCAAAGTATTACTGCAGGGGCAGATAATGAAACAACTTGGTTAAGTACAAATGCCGAAACTACGCTTTTATACGCTTCTTTGATTGAAGCGAATATCTTTATGAAGGGTGAGCAAGACGTAACGCAATCCTATATGATGAGAGTTTCAGAGGGCATTAAGCAAATTAAAATGCTTGGGGAGTCTAAGCAAACTACTGATCTTTACCGCACAGGGCAGATTGTAAGAGCTAAAGAGTGATGTTTGATGTAAAGGTTCACACTACACAAAACAGAGGCCACAATCCTGAAGAGTTGGCTCAAATGTGTGTTGAGAAAATTGTTCACGTTTCAGACTGTGCGCCCCCTGCCATCCGCGATCAAGCAAAGGCATTTCAAAATGAAATACGTTCTGTTATAACTGAGTATATAAAACAAGGTGTTCTCAGTGACCGCACAACTGTGTATAATGCATTAAATGATGCAGGGCACCCAGAACTTGCGGAACTGATAAGGAGAATGTAATGGCTATTACGCAAGGAATGACAACTACCTTTAAAGAAGAGCTACTTCTTGGTGGGCATGACTTTAGCACATCTGGCGCATCTGCAGGAACGTTTACTATTGCTTTGTACAACGTGTCTTCAAACACATTTGGCCCTGCTATTTCAGCATATACAAGTCTAGATGAAATTACAGATTCGACAGGTAATTATGTAAGTGGCGGGTATAACGCAGCGAATGAGCTTACTGTAAACACAGCTCCAACAAACGGAGGCAGTGGTACAACAGTCTACACAAGCTTTGCAGACAAAACTTTTACTGGTTCTACATTTACTGCAAATTGCGCTTTAATCTATAACAACTCACCTGCGGGCAATGCTAGTAGTCGCACAAACCCTTCAGTTGCAGTTTTAGATTTTGGCGGAAGTAAGGTTGTAGCGGCAGGAGATTTTACGTTACGGTTTCCTACAGCGGCAGCATCTACGGCGATTATTAGGATTGTGTGATGGCTAGAGTTTTCGACAGGGTAAAAGAGACCAGCACCACAACAGGAACTGGTGATTTTACTTTGACAGGCGCATATCAAAGTTTTCAGAGATTTTCTGATGTTCTTCAGATTGGAGATGGGACTTACTACACAATTGTCCTTCCAATTACTGGCGCTTGGGAAACTGGAATAGGTACATACTCTGCGGTAAATACATTAACCCGAACAACTATTTTAGAAAGCTCAAACAACGGAAACATAGTAAACTTTGGCGCGGGCACAAAATCTGTTTTTATGACATACCCCGCATCTCAGTCGATCACAGCAGGGAACGCAGTAGCGTTATCAATAGCGTTAGGATAAAAAAATGGGCAAAAGACTTATATTTGGTTACGAGTTTGACGCTTCGGCAAAAACAGTAAAACTTCACGATATATATGCCAAAAAACGTTTTTTACTTATAACAAACGTTACTGATGGCGCAATTATTTATCAGTTCAACGATGTAAATCTTGGGATGTCTGATATCTCATTTAATTATGAAACTTCTGAGACAACCATTACCTTAAATTACGACACATCGTCTATGTCCGATGACGATGATCTTCAAATCCTAGTTGAAGAAGAAAGTACAGATGTCACAGTAAATGACAGGTACGTTGATCCAGTTTCTAAAATTCGAGTTTCTAATCCAGAAAACTTAATCGACACTGACTTTGAGTATGGTTTGCAATCTACAAAGTGGGAGACTTTGGAGCTTACAAAAAATATTCCAACTTTCTTTAGCCGAAGTGGAGATATAAGCCTTCCTATAACGTCAATGGATGTTAGGACAAAAAGTGATGTTGTTACTGTTGTAACGTCAGTGAACCACGGATTGCAGCGCGGTTCTCCGATTATTATTAAGTCATCTGGTAGTGTCTCTTCAGATGGTGGGTTTGTTGTAGCAGCCGTAATTAATGATACTACATTTAATTTTAAGGCTAAAACGACATTCCTACAGTCTCGCTCAGTTTTAGAAACTTTTACTGAGCTTTTTGCGGCATCAATTTATGCAGGTACAGAATTTAAACTTACTAACGTTGGTGGCATTACTACCAATGAGGCAAGCCCAAGTGAGTTGACTGTTTCTACAATTTACCCAACAGACTTTTTGCCAGGCACAAGTATGTCTCTTTCCAATAGTTTTGCAAAATCAACTATTGATTTTGATACATCTAATGTTGTTGTGGAAAACACAAGTGATATAGACATAAGCTACACTTCCTCCACAGCTACTGGTGAAGATGATTTTTTCAAGTTGGGCGGCGTTTCTGCAATTGAATGGACTCCACGAGAACTTCGATCCACTTATAGAAATCTAAGACTTACTAACTTCTTTTTTGAAGAAGGCACAACAACTGTTGATACACTTAGTGACTACATAACTTTTACGGAGCCGCATGGTTTCCAAACTTATACTCCTGTTGTTTATGTTTGTGATGAAAGCACTAATACAAGAATTGGTGGTTTAAACAACATGACTGTTTACCACGTTTATAGAGTCAATGATTTTACTATTCGTCTTCAACAATATGGAACAACATCTTCCTCTAGGAGAATACAACTTTCATCAAATGGTGTTTCTGGTGGTGTCACAAAATCTGCATTTTTAGAGTGTCACTTTCATATTTATTACTCCAGTCAAGATTATGGTGAAATGTATCTTACTTATAGAAATGGTGCATTTTACTCTGACAGACTCACCCTTTACTACGAGTTAGGTTACAGTCAATCACAGAATCCTGTAACTTACTTCAATCACAATTATTATGGTAGTTTTAGCCTTGTGAGCAGGCCAACAACCCCGTTCCAGATGAACCAATGGGCATATACTTCATATAATTACTACATACGATCTTATAGTAGTGGTTGGGATCGGAGATATTATTTATATTACGATGCATTCTCGCGTGTGTTTACTAACAACAATTACAGCACTGACACAGGTATGCTTCCAACCAACTTTAACGTTGAAAGATCATCTTTGTGGGTGCCAAACCACGGTATTGCCGTTGGTTTAAAGCAGCCTGTTCAAATTAGCTCTATTTTAAACCCAGCAACAAGCACAACAGGTTCGTTGCCGTCGCCCTTGGTGAGTGGTGGCACTTATATAGCGGAAAGATTAAACGATAATAGAATAGTTCTTAGCACAACAACTGGCAGTCAAATTTCTTTTTTTAATGCTGGTACTGACGACTTAAGGTACAGAGTTCAAGCCACGATTCCAAGAGAAGATGCGAATACAATTACAATTTCAGGCAACACGCTAAACGAAGGTGACGCGATTACTTACAATGCAGACAGTGGAACAGTCATTGGTGGTTTATCAGACGGTCAAACTTATTATGCAGCCCTAAAGGTTGGAGACAGGTTTAATCTTTCTAATTCAGCAAATGTTTACGGAGAGAGTGGCGCTTGTTTGGCGCAAAGTTCATTTACTTGGGTAAACTTGTCTTCAAATTTGATGCTAATTGATGGAACAATGCCTTTTTCTACAGGAGATGCTGTTTACTATACAAGTTTATCTCCAGTGGTGGGGTTGAAGAACGGTAATATTTATTGGGTGCGCGTTGTAAATACTAATTATATAGCTTTTTATAATAGTGCGGCAGACGCTACTGCAGACACAAATAGAATTGATATTTTATACTACGGCAGTGGGCGTGGAACCTTTACTAAAGTAGACATCGTAGACATAACAAGTGTTCCCGCTACATCAGAGGTTCAAAAATTTGGAGCTGATTTTGTCGGCGCTGCAGACGGCATCTATTCTGTTTCTTCAACGGCGGCAGATCAACAGTCATTTACCTTTGCTGCGGGGTCAAAAATTGAAGCACGTAATAAAGAGGTAGTCGCCCAGACTGCATTTGTTGCTAGTTTTGATGCTCTCTATATAGAAAATCACGGCTTTATAACTGGAGATACTGTAACCTACACCGAAAGCGGAACAACAAACTTAAACGGTCTTACAAGTGGGAATGATTATTATATTATTCGTTCTAATAAAGACTTTGTAAAATTTGCCACTACAGAGGAAAACGCAATTTCTGGAGTAGCCATTTCTCTAACAGAGGCAGGCAGTTCGGCTACCGAAGTAACTGGAACAATCTCCCTTCAGCCAAATACTATTGTTGGATCATTTAATGGCGCAGGTGTTGTTGATTTTATTGGAGGAGATAATATTATTACAGGGGATGGAACTAAGTTTACATCTTATTTCAATAAAGGTGATTCCATTTTTGTAAACATTCCTTCTGATACACTTACTACCAGAATTACTGGCGTAAATTCAACATCAGATGTGTTTACCGCTGCGGGGCATAATATTACAACAGGTGATATGATAAAGTTTGATGGTGATGGTGCGCCAGGTAATATAAACTTTGGTAACATTTATTTTGGAAGGTCTGTAACCGCTGACACATTCTCTGTTCATTACACAAAAACAGATGCTGATGCGAATACAAATTTAATTCAATTAACTACAATTGGAACTAATGCTGATGTTATCGTGTACGATAATGTTGGGGACTTGCATGAGGCTGAAGTTTCATATGTTAATTCTGACTCAAGAATAACTACATCTGGAGCGCTTCCAGCTACAGGACAAGCTGATGTAAACTATCTTCAGAATACGACACTCTTACTGCGCCCAGATGGTTTTGCGCTTCACCGACCTTATGATGGCGGTGTGGAGTTAATTCCTCCGACGAACCCTAACAGTCAGATGATTCGTCAAACTCGCAAGTACTTCCGTTACCAGTCTGGTAAAGGTATCCAGGTTTCGTTCGCGGTGAACTTTAGTCCTACATCTCAAATTGATTCATTCACTAGATCAGGTGATGTTGGAACAATTGTTACTCGTTTTCCTCATAGGTTAAGCGCGGGAATATTTGTTACAGTAAGCGGTTCTACCAATGTATCAACAGATACTATTGGAACAATTACTAAAAACATTTCCGTAGCTGCCAATTCTATAAGTGGAGATGATGAATTCTATGTGGATGGAAGCCGCTCTGATTCTTATCCTTTATATGAGGGTCGTACATATAGGTTTGATCAATCCGATTCATCAAATGCAACTCATCCTTTAAGGTTCTCAGAAACTGAAGATGGCACACACGGTGGCGGGACAGAGCTTACCGCCGCTGACACTGATGTATTTGATAGTTACACAGTTGTTGGAACGCCAGGAAGTTCGGGTGCATATATTGAATTTGTATTGGCTGATGGATCGCCAAATATCTATTCATATTGTTCAACCCACCCAGGTTTGGGTTTCGCGGTTCCCACTCTTGTTGACCCAGATAATAATCAGGCAAATTTATGGAATGGGTCTCACGAAGTTCTAACTGTTCCTGACGCTTTTACATATACAGTTCAGCTTGACGGGACGCCTTCACAAAATGAAGCACAAGGTGTTGTCGAGTACTATGTCAACAATTGGCAAAACAGTTCATTAAGGTGTGGCTTATATGATGACCAAAATGGAATTTTCTTTGAGTATGACGGGCGTGAATTATTTTGCTGTCGTAGAAGTTCTATAAGACAGATTAGTGGATACTCTAACTTAGAGTTCAAATCTGGAAAAGTAATAGGCAACGGAACAAAGTTTGCATCTCAACTTTCAGCAGGCGATTCTGTAGTAATTAAAGGTCAAAGCCATAGAGTTGTTAGAATTGATGGCGATGAGCTTATGTATATTGCTCCTAGCTATCGTGGCGTAAATGCAGAAAAGGTAATTATAACGAAAACAGAAACAACTAAAGTTCCACAATCCTCTTGGTCTTTAGATGTTTGTGATGGAACGGGTTATACTGGTTTCAATCTCGACATTCACAGAATTCAAATGGCTTACATTGACTATTCTTGGTATGGGGCTGGTAAAGTTCGTTTTGGATTTAAAGATCAAAACGGTAATGTTCGTTACGTCCATAGTTTTGTTCACGGTAACTTCTTTACTGAAGCTTATATGCGGTCTGGTAACGTTCCTGCCAGATATGAAATTGAAAACACAGGAGACCCAACTTATGTTCCTGCGTTGGCTCACTGGGGTACGTCAGTTATTATGGATGGTCGCTTTGACCCAGATAAAGCATACATTTTTAACGCAAACTCAAGTAATATAACCATTACAAACGCGTCCAGTTTGACCGTTAGTGGGCGTATTGAGTACGAGAAGGTTTATTACACCAGATCAGGCGGTGCCAATTATCCATTGGGTTATGCGATTATCTTACAATCTCCTGATACAAACTTAAACTCAGTTGGCGCAGGAATTGGTATTACTGGGGCTAATTTGGCTTCAGATACAAAGACAGCACTTCCATTAACTAACTTTGGGTATCTTTATCAACCTTACCTTCCTGGCTGGAGGTCAAGAGAGGGTGACATTAGAGGAAATAATGTTGCAAGCTATAAAAACCACCTATTGATTAACAAAGCACCTACAGGAACTTCTGGTAGTTACACGAGCTACACAGTTGGTACTGCGGCTGACCTTGTTCAGCCCACTAAGGACTTCCCTTTGATTAGTGTACGTTTGGCTCCGTCTGTTGACACATCTGCACCTGGATTTTTGGGTGAAAGAGAAATTATTAACAGAATGCAGTTGATTCTTAACTCAGTAGGCGTTCTTACAACACACGCAGCAACAATCCAATTGGTTTTAAATGCTCAACTGTCTTCAAATGAATGGCAGAGAGTTACAAACCCGAGCTTGAGTCAAGTTATTGAACACGTTTCGACTGATGAAGTTAATGGCGGATTGTCTGTATTTGACTTTGAAGTTCAGGGCGGAACAGGTACTTCAGGTCGTACACAGGTTTTGACAGAGCAAACATTGGGCGATATTGCGACACTTGGCAATGCTATTCTTGGCGGCGACAATGTATTCCCAGATGGTCCAGACGTTCTAACTCTTGTTGCAAGACTTTCTGAAGACCCTTCAACTGTTAGCTCAAGCAACCCGTTCCAAATTTCAGGTCGTATTAGTTGGTCTGAATCTCAAGCATAGGTTTTAGGCATGTTCGGAGTTTATGCATTTTCTGAGGAAGCACTTAGCTCCGACTCCTTAAACCCATTTGTTGAGTTAAGCGGTGTTTCCGCGACAGCAGAAGTCGGAAACATTAGTATTGGGTTTGGTGCTACTGTTGCACTTGACGAGGCACTAGCAACTGCGACAATGCAGGTTGGTAATGTTTCTATATCCATTAGCGCTCGGTTTGACGTTTCTGGTGTGTTTGCAAGGGGTGAGGTTGGGGATGTTTTGGTTTACGGACTAGAACGAAATGACGATGATTCAAATTATTATCCAATAATACCAAGTCCTGATTCTAACTATGGGAATCTTGTCCCAAGTCCAGGCTCTACGTGGAATGATCTGGTCACATAACGAAATATAAGTTATATTGACCTCAAAGGAGTTTTAGTATGCCCAGTTCGTATAGTGACAATATAGGTTTAGAACTTATTGCAACAGGTGAGAAATCTGGTGAATGGGGTAGTATTACCAACGGAAACCTAGAAATTCTTGATGCTGCAATTCATGGAAGTCTTGCTGTTGACCTAACAGGTCAAGGCTCTTCTTATGACCTAGAAACAAATGAGTGGTTAGAGAGTGACGTAAACATATACAACGGCACGTATAAGCTTATTGTCTTTAGCGGTGGAGATGATCCCGCCCCTGCAGCGAATATTAGCATCAACATTTTACCCGCAACCTCTAAAAAAATTTATTTTGTAAAGGCGGATGGGCTTTCGTATCAAATAAAATTTACTCAAGGAACTGGCGCAACTACCGTTACTTTAAATGATGGTGAAACCAAAATAATTTATTGTGACGGTTCCAATGACGTTTCTGACTTCTCTCAAAGCTTTGTGCTTTCGTCTGCAAATATTACTGGTGGTTCTATTAATAATACCACAATAGGTAGCACAACTCCTAGCACTGGGGCGTTTACCACAGTAGATGTAGGTGGTGGTGCAGGGAGTGAAATTGATAACACAGATGTTGGGTTGAACACACCAAAAGGTGGCGCATTTACAACGTTTACTGTTAGTGCATCTGGTTCTACTTTTACTGTCAATCCCGCTACGGCAGGAACTCTTGATAATGTAGCTATTGGGGCGACAGCCGCTGCCGCAGGTACTTTTACATCTGTAAATGCCACTAGCAATGTAGATATCACAGGAACACTGACTGTTGATGGCAACATGACTATGGGTGATGATGTTGCGGTTGATACAATGGCAGTAAATGCGGCAATTACAACAAACCTTATTCCGTCTGCAGGGACTGAGAACTTAGGATCATCTGACAATCAGTGGAATGATTTGTACATTGACGGCACTGCGAATATTGACAGCTTGGTTGCAGATACTGCTGACATAGACGGTGGTACAATTGACAATGCGGTTATTGGAGGGGCAGTAGCGGCAGCAGGAACTTTTACTACAGTTACCGCCACTACGTTAAACGCAACATCTATTAACGCATCTAACTTTTATGAATCAGCAGACATAGCTCCTTCATACGATCCCTCAACAGGTATATTTAGCTTAGATGCAGATGACGGTTCTCTTTTTGTTTGTCAGCATACAAGGGCGCAAGGAGTTACGTTCAATGTGGCTAATGTTCCTGCATCTGGTAACGTATTTACGTTGACCATTATACATGATTACCAAGGTACAGGAGCTATGTCTGGAACTTCAACATTTCCTGGCACAACTTATTGGCCTAATGGAACGCAGCCTTCAGAGCCTGGCCCTGGGGAAGTAGACATATACACTTTGTTTACATATGATGGTGGTACTACCTGGTGGGCAGGTCTTTCTGGCGCAAACATGAGTTGATAAAAATATGGCGAATTTTGGTCGCAAAATGTGGGGCTGGAAGCACAGCCTAAAAGGTGCATCAAACACCGAAATGAAGCCTGATGTTATAAGTTTCCCACCTTATAAACAGGGGCTTAATTTAGACCCCCTAACATATCAAAGTAATAGAAATATACCCGACTATGGCAACGCTAGTGGGTCTTTTGCAGACTATGTGTATTGGAATACTGGGGGTAAGTTTGCAACTGAAAGCGACAAGGCATTTTTGTTTGCAATACAACTCCGTGAAAGCACAAGTATTTTTAAATACCCTATGTATAGGCAATATCTTGATATAAATGTTGCTCAAAAATTATCTTATGCAGATTCGACTCTTGCTAACCAGTATAAGTGTTACGTTTCATATGATATCCAAAATGGGTATTCTGACCCATATCCTGATGATGATAGCAATCATTATTCTTCACTGGCTCTTTCTGGAATTGCTCCTCACACTCCTCTAAATTTAGATTATGCAAACCAAAAAAATTACGATAGTGTATATCCAACACTTTTTGCACGAAACCTGCCATTTGGGCCACAAAACGGACAGCTTGCAGGTTTTAATGCTTTTTTTGGGTATGACTCTACTTCCGCCGTTAGCGACAATACTCTTTTAGAATATTTTCAATTTCACAAAACAGTGGCGGGCACAAGAACGCTTGCAGCAAGTTACGAACTTTCTCAAATAAAGACAGATGTCCCATTTAACTGGAATCAAGTGGATGGCGGGAATCCAGAATTTGAGCTTATGGGAAATATGTTTGACACGTCTTTTAGCAAAAAATGGAAAACATATTCAAATACTAAAATATCTTATCCCGATAGTGACTATTTGACTCCTGATTGGGATCCGATTGGTTATAATTCACTTGGTGACTGGAATATTCTTTTAGACAACAGGTATGCAGGGAAAACAGTAAAGTCTACAATTAATTATACACCTGGCAGGACTTATCCAAATATGCCAGGTCCAGATCAGTCTATGATCGTAGATATTGCTTTTGAAATTGAATTGGCACTGCAAAGATATGGTTGTGATTACACAACGCATGATTTCACAAGCGCTAGTTCTGCAGACTACACAGGTTTGCCGCTTGACGAAGTTCCAGACGCAGTTCCTCAGTTAAGCTATGTCGCTGGTAATTTTTGTTTCTACAAAGGGGGCAGCGGTCAATACAATGAGGGAACTCATCTTTTAATTCCTGTGTACCTTAGAGCAATTAGATTGAGCGATCAATATGCCACAGGTGATTATCCTATTCAAAACAATGGGCATGTTAATAAATATGTTATGGTCGCTATTCGTTTGGAAAAAAGATATAACGTTGGAAGTTTTATCCCAAACAGTGGCGTTGTCCTTGATCTTGAAAAATCTGCGGGCACATTGATGGAGGCCTATCATAAGGTCTTGGGGGTAGATACTGGAATTCAAACTAGAACAGCAGCAGGTCTTGCCATTAATGTAATACCTGATGAACAAAAGCACGATAAATCATTTCAGCTTGCTCGTGTGCGAAAGGGCCAAAAATTTGTAAGTGGTACATCGGGATATTCTGGGGAAGTAAATCCACCAACCTGTTTAAGGATTTCAGAATCTGGAAAATATGGTTTTTACTCTGGTGGAACAATATACAATGGTTCATATACGGGTCCAAGAACCTTTACTTATCCAGATGATTTAGAAGCTCCAACCAGTTTTACTTTTAATGACAACGGAACTAAAATGTTTATTGGGGACAGCAGCCCCAACAGTGGAGCCGTCTATAAAAGCAAAATACTTATTTATGATCTGTCTTCTGCGTATGATCCGTCAACAGCTTCTAACCTTAGAACGGTAGACCTTCATACTGACTTGGGAATTCCCACTACAGCCAACAGCAACACTAATAATCTTTTGTGCTTTTGTTTTAGCAATTACTCAACAAACTCTGGAGAAAAGTTTTGGGTAGTTACAGGTGGTTGGAAAATATATGAATATACTATGCCAGCGGCATGGGATTTAGAAAATGCAGATGTAAACGATCAAGACGTTGTCTACGATCATTTTTCCTCTGACGGTATAAATCAAGTGCAAGGCATAACTTATGCTATGCTGCCTAAAGTTATTTACAACAACAACAGAGTCGAAACTCTTCAAGAAAAATTATACATTTCTTGTGGCCCATCTGATATAACTTATACTAATGAAATTGTTCAATACGATGTCGGCGTTAACCCTGGCGTTAGCTTGCCTTCTCTCTCAAGTGTTACTTCTGTTGAAAAATCAAGTGGTACTATTTCTAGCTTAACAAATTCTTATCTTACTGAAGTCGCTAATATATTTTTTGCAGATGGTCTTCCCAGTCCAGGTACACCTAAGTACTGGGAAACCACTCAACCAGTTTTTGTCTGCGGTCAAGACTCCAATGGAGATGGCAGAATAGTACAATTATATATGCAAGAAAAAGGCGAAATTGATACATTAATATACCACAACCAAGCAAAATGGGAAAGCACAGCCAGTGTTTATGCTAGTCGTTTTGGCGATATTGGCGACATGAACGATGATATTATCGTTATGGGCGCGCGCAGCACAGACACGCCAGATGGCGGCAGCGGTACCTACGGGGGGAGTTCAGGAAGCGCATTTGTTTTTGACAGGCAAACTGGAGAAGAATTAGCACGACTTGGGTTGCAATCTAGGCCTCGCGGGGGATTTTTAGAATTTGGAAGTAGTGTTGCTGTTAGCAATGATTACATAGCAGTTTCTTGGGAGGGAAACGCAACTGGCACTGCTTATAATTCTACTAGATGGGGAGCAGTCGATATTTTTGATGCGACTACGAGAGCTTACCTTCGCACTATATATAATCCAGATGAACTGGATACCACTATGACAAGTAGACGTGACTTTGGAGTTGGAGGTGAGCTTGTATTTACTCCAGACGGGTCAAAGCTTATTGTTTCTAATGGTACATATTGGATTTGGATAATAGACCCATCAAATGGTTCTGTAATAAGAAGAATTCAAAGCCCAATTACCCAAAGTAATGCTCTATTTGCGGCTAGAAATGGTTTGGCAGCTAGTAATTCTTACATTGTTGCGGGGTCGCCAAATTACATTAATAGCGGGGTAAAGGGTCGAGCATACATTTTTAATATAAGTAATGGTTCAACACGAGCTACTATAGAAAACCCTAGAACAGTAAGCGCTGACGGCTCATCTGTATATCCGTTTGGACAGTCTGTTGGAATTAGCTTAAATGGCACATATGTTACTGTAAGTCACCACATGTCAGATGATGGTGTCTTTGATAAAAAAGGCGCAGGTAGACTTTATGTCTACAATAACTCTGGCACATTCCAGAGATATTTTTCATCCCCTGAACCAAATAATGGAGATGGTCTCACAAACTCTACAGGCGAATCTTATAGCTATTTTTCACTTTGGCATGCTCATGGTAAAGATGTTCAGTCTCAGAATCGTGTCCTTGTTTGGTCTACTGAAGGTGTTTGGCAATATGACATTACAGGAAACCAATCAGCAACCACACTAAAGTCATTAGACTGGAAGCCAACTTGGCCTTTTGATATCAGCGCTTCGTCAAACGCAAATCGTGCATATTCGTATAATATGGGATATCCCTTTTATACATATAATACATGGGACTTTGGTGGCGGTACTTTGCTTTTTGATTCAAATCAAATTTATATGAGTTCTACTTCTGCCATACAATATAGTACAAATAGTAATAATAATTCAGGTAGTCTTCATGCTTATGATAATGATCCAATCGCAACTGACCTAACTAAAGTGAAAGCAGGCGGCACGACTCAAAATGTAAGAAACTTTTTCTACCGCAACGATACACAAACATTTTACTTAATGGTTAACCAAAACGGATATATTTCTTCTGGGGCAGATAAGACCTTATATGTTGCGACTTTTGATGGGCATCCCTTTAACCTCAGAAATCCAAATGATGATGGGGACGCATCAAGAGGTAGACCTCTTCTTAGCAACATTTCTGGAATAACGGCTTCTGAAAGTTCGCATAAAATCACTAGATTTAAAGCATATGATAGTTTTTTCAGAGGTGGTGAATATTTTTGGCACACTACTGAACTACCAAACGGTGGAACATATACTGCAAAAAATACACCAATAAACGAAAGAAAAACTTTAAGAGACCCATTTGATACACCCAATCCATCTATTCAAACTATTGATTTTAGCATGGAAAATTATGTTGATCCTGATAACACAGGTGGTCAGAGTTATGACTCTGATGAAATGGTTGCAGAAAATGTAAGAACTGCATGCCCTGGTTATGGCCCAGGCGGCACTTATGGAAGTTATACATACTACCAGTATGGAAATTGGAGACATGATGTAACAAATGCTTTTATTAGATCATTTAGATTTTCTAATGATGGAAAATGGCTTTATATTTTATGGGTAACAAACACAAGAATTGCAAATGCGTCTGACGCATCTATAGAGCAGTGGGTTGAAAGATGGTGGTTTGGAGACCCTGAAGGTTATGAGTGTTCTGACGAAAACTTTGTAAACGCAAAAGATCACAATGTGTATTATGATGGCATTGCAGATGCAGATATCGTTATTGATCCTGTTGTTTATTTCGCAGGCACTACTCATAAATATGTAATTCAAGGAGATAATAGTGGTGGTTATTTAAATAGTGCAACATCTATAGATGTAACGCCTGATGGAAAATTCCTTCAAGTAATGCAGCCATATTCAAGGATTGCGGGCCAGGAAAACAATAAGCCTATGATTGTTGAGCATTATTTGGGCGGCAATGATATGGGATTAGCCCCTACATTCAGAAAGCCTAGGTCAAGCGCCACAAATCCTCAAAAATTAAAATGGAGAGGTTTGCAGGGTAAGCCAACAAACCCATGGATGTACTTTCACCAAGCGAGAAACTATGGCGGTTCTTTGCTCTTTGGTAATACTTCATACTGGTGGCCTATGATTCCTTGCCAGCCAGGAAACACTAGCAATACAACAATAACATATGACACAAGCACTGGAAATTTTAGTGGCGGTGGTTCAACTGTTTGGGCTGTTTGGGACAGAACATATAAAAACGGAAGATATGACTGGCACTCTGATAGAAGCAACTGGGCAGGAAGCGGTGCAACTGTGTTTGAAAGCGACAGTCGTTGGGTGGCTGACACAGATTATGACATTATGCCTAGCGACTTTTCATGGAATAGAGAAGGTACTGTTCTCTATATGTACGGCGCGTTTCCTGAAGATAATAATTATTTAAACGCAGGTGGCTTTAGGCGAAGAGGCATGCCTTACATGTTAAAGGCTCCTTTGTATGCTACAAACAATTATCCAGGTTGTGTCAGAATATCTGACTCAGGGAATAGAACTGGTGGAAATCCCAGAAGCAGGTACGACTATCTTTATGAGCACCTATATACAAATAGGATTCAAGGGTTTTTAGAAGAAAAGAGCCTAATGTCTCCAGATCAAGATAACACTAGCAGTTACGATTACCATGCCTGTTATTTTCTTCCCAATGATGAGGATATTACAGGTGGGGGTTATGTTGCTATCCTGGCGGCAGAGGTCCAAGATTATTCTGGAAATTATTGCTGGGAGTTTGACGGTTTAAATGTGTCAGACACAGCCGTAATAAATGAAAATTCTGAAGCAAATCCTGTAGAAAATCTTATATTTAAGAAATCCATGGTGGATATACCGTCCGCTGTCAATCCTCCGATAGACTTAGATGGCGTAATAACTTACCAAATTAGTTTTTGGAATCAAACCATTGATTACCCTCCAGAAATACAAGATACAGCAGGTAATCCGCTAGGTACAAGTGATGGTGTATTTATAGAGCAAGCGAGTGCTTCTGACTTTGCAAACGGAGATGGATACATAGTTATCCGTGTTTCGAAAGATGCAGATTGGACAAATGGTGGCGGCAATTCAAATAATAGTGTTTTATTGCATTTTGCAAGCACTCGACCATCTAACGGTTTAGACGCAAAATTATATTTTACTGAAACAGACTTCCTTGAAGTTTGCTCTCAGCCCTTAAGTTGGGAAAGCAAGCATGGCATCTCTACGGATGCAGATTATAAAAACTTTAGCAAGCCACGACAGTCATTTGCTATAAACTATCCTACAGTTTGGGATGATGTGCCTACAGCAAGAAGAGATAGTGTAGATATAAACTCTAATAATTGGCAAACCACTTCAGGTGGGTATCCAACATATGGCAATGGAGCTATGTCTACTGATGAAGCTGATGCAGCTCTACAGTACAGTGCGTTTGGGTGGACAAATTGGAGTGCAGCTTTTTGCGAAAATCCAAGTCTGCAAGGTAAAACTTTTCCAATGGCTAGTGTCTTTGCCCACCATAAGGGAGGAAGGTATCTATATACCATTGTGGAAGACACCAACGCAGAAAGACAACCTGATCCTGTTTCTTCGGTTAATAACTTTAGACCACTGTATTTAGCGATTCTCCCTATTGAAACAAATATAGAAGAGAATCTATTAGGTGATGGACCTCTCTATGCTTATTATTGGGGACAAGATACTGACACTGGGTCAGGATACACTGACTATAATTATTTAGGGTGGGGCGTTACTGAAAACTCAGTTGATGGTCCGCGCATGCCCGCATCATCCACTAGCTCACTTTCAAGTTCAGTTTACCCAATTAGACAATGGGGCGGAATGTATGCGTCAAGCCACAATAGCTATGTGGTTTTAAGCTATTCTAGCTCTACTTCTTTTGATTCAAATACGCGCCTAAATGTTCCTGCGATGCAGAGACCTTATCCAGATGGATCGTCTGAGGATAAATACGCCATGGGTGTTGATTCAATGAGCTTAGATCAATATTCTTTAGATACGCAGCCAGTTAACAACTCTGACAAAAAGTTTTTAAATTACAGGAATGATCAGCTCCCCTTAAATTTAAGTTCTCCAAATCTAACTGAAAGAGGGGCAAATGTAGCATCTGCTCCAATTATAGAATATAAGGGCGACCAATCATACTTTATCTTTAGAGATATGAAAGGCGGGAAATTTGGCGCATTATGGGGGCGGGCAGACACAGGTACTTCGCCATCGTTTATAGATAACGCTGGTTGGGGAATAAATAATTCAAACACCCTTAGTGGAAACGCAAATCCTTTTTTGGAAGCTCAATTTATATCGTGCAACTGGGGCCACTATGACGATATGTTTGACCTACCCAAGTTTACAGTAAGCACTCCTCGTAACTTTACTCTGAATACAAGTGGTTACGCGGACTATCCAACTTACTTTAATATGTTGCAGCGAAAAGAAGCTGAGAGTGAGGACGGTTCTGTAAGTGATTCATATTACTACATAACACAGCAAAAGTATAATAATGCATTTGCAATTAATAAGTCTGCTATCGCATACAATGATTATAAAAATGTTTACAATTCTGGTTCTAATGCAGTTTTAAATATTTTAGAAAGTTCTGGTTTAGTTTCAGGAGATTCTTATGTTACCGCAGCAACTGGTAGCTCTACATTAAGTGGTGAGATTGATTTCTATTACCACAACCCAAGATCAACAGACTCTTACGGGAATAAAAATGTAGCCTCAGTTCGCTCTTTTAGATTTATGGACAATGGCTACAAGTTATTTGTTTTAATTTCTGGAGGCAGTCGTGAAATCAATTCTCAAATTACTGGAAATGCAGCGTTTACCCTAACAAAGTATGAGCTAACAAGCCCGTATAATATTACTGCTATAAATACAAGCGCGACTCAATCATATACCTTCCACCAAGACAGTAATTATAGCGGTAATTGGTATGATTACTGGTGGGGTGCAATGCAAGCACCAACGGCATACTTTGGCGCAGATTTCGCCATGCATCCAGACGGTGATAAGTTTTGGGTTATTGGACTTGAGTCGCAAAGAACAAATCCCCCAGGTCAGCCAGCCCGTCCAACTGAAGGCCGAACAATATTAAGAGAGTTTACGTTAAGCACGGATTGGGACTTAAGCACTGTTTCGGAAAATGGCTTTGCCAATTATGATAATTCTGCAGGTGCTAATATAACTGCACCCCTTGAAGTTCCTGTGTCTTTAGAGGTTTCTCCAGACGGTAATTATGCTTACTGGACACAGCAATATGGCTCTCAAAATAGGTTTGACCCCACATCTGATTGGGGCGGAAATAATACAACAGGTGATTTTGCAGGTTCAAATTTTGGCGAAAGCAAAATGCGCCACTTTAAAGTAGAACTTACAAATCCATATGACCTAAAAAACCCAGTAGACTCTTCAGATAACAAAATTGTTGAAACAATACAGGGGCCAAGCGGGCCTATAACCCGAACAACTCGTGGCGCTTACTGGACTGCAGATGAAGGAGCTGCTCAAAGGATTAGGTTTGTAAGTGAAGATAGGTGGTATCGTACAAACTATGCATCTGAATTAGTAAGAAATGATCAAAATCCTTCTCTTCACTATGATTCAGAGGGTGATCCTGGGTACGATATGACTGCATCTCAAGAAACTCAAAAGGCTGTGGCAGTTAACTGGCCTATTGGCGGCGTATCTTCATATAGCGCGGTTGGTCAAAAGACTCAGAAAGTTGATGGAAGCTTTTCTATTGGCAATATGGGTATGTTTAAAAACGTAGAGCCATCTGGTGGATACACTGGAAGTTATCCATTCCGCGAAGCTTGGGCACCTTATCAAATGTTTATATTTGAGATAAATCCTGAAGAAAGTGTTATACTCGTAAGCGATACACAATGTAGAATTGTGCCTTTGTTATTAAACAACAGCACGAAAGGAATCTAGCATGCCACTGCAGAAGTTACAATTTAGGCCAGGAATTAACAAAGAGGGAACCAGTTATTCTAATGAGGGTGGTTGGTTTGACGGAGATAAAATTAGATTTCGAAGTGGTTATGTAGAAAAAATCGGCGGCTGGAAGAAAGTTACAGGCGAACAATTGTCTGGGAAAGCCCGCAAGTTATTTGACTTTGTGACGCTGGATGATCTGAGCTACCTTTTTATTGGAACAAATGCTAAAGTGTACTTAGAAGAAAGTTCTGTTCTTTTTGATATAACTCCCATCGGTAGAACTGTATTGTTACCGTTTGAGATACCAGAGGGAGTAGAAGCAACAGGCTCAGTCGGTGATGTCACCATAGAAATAACGTAGGTTTGTAATGGCAATTTCGTTTTCATCAACTACTGGCTCCCCAACGGTAACGGTCACTGATCCGTTTCACACCTCTTCTGTTGGAGATTACGTTTACTTTGAAGATGTAAGCGGATTGACTGGCACAGGCATGGACACTCTGCTGCAAGCAAAAGTCTTCTATATATCTTCGCTAGTTGGCTCCACTTCTTATACAGTTGAATTGAGTGGTGGCGCAACAGGCGATAATACTGCTGCAGGTCAAGCTTCTGCGTATTATTACTTAGAGTCTGGTGTGGAGGCCGCTGTTCTTGGCCCAGGTTGGGGCGCAGGTACGTGGAGTCGTCTTGATTGGGGTAGCCAAATTTCTCAAACTGCAGGTCAAAATATTCGGCTTTGGTCTGTTGATAACTTTGGTCAAGACCTTATCGCATGTGTGTATGATGGAACTATTTATTATTGGCGTTATTATGGTGATGGCAATTTTCCAAGATTGTTCCCGCTAAATACAATATTTGGAGAGCTAACAAATGAAGTACCTTCAATTGCTCGGTTTGTTGTCACTTCAGATGTGGATAGACATTGCTTGGCTTTTGCCACAAACCCTATTGGATCAACGATTCAAGACAAGCTTTTAATACGCTGGTCTGACCAAGAGAATCCTACCGATTGGGAGCCTAGATTAGATAATACAGCGGGTGACTTTAGACTTTCGCAAGGAACTGAGATTACTGGTGTAAAACAAACCCGTAAAGAAATTCTAGTCTGGACTGACAGAAGCCTGCATACAATTCAGTTCCAAGGTAGCCCATATACATTTGGGCAAGCCCTTATCGCTGACAACATCAGACTAGCAAGCCCTAACTCAATTGTAGCGGTTAATGATCTTGTCTATTGGATGGGGGCAGAAAATTTCTACAGATATGATGGTCGTGTTCAAGTTTTGCCATGTAGCGTTAGAAATGCCGTATTTGATTCTGTAAATAGAACGCAGTTTAAGAAGGTATATGGTGGCACCGTCACTCAAGAAAATGAAGTTTGGTGGTTCTACCCTTCTGAAGGTAGCAGCGAAAATGACAAATATGTTGTCTACAACTATGCGGAAAACGTCTGGTACACAGGTACAATGGCACGTACAGCGATCCACGATGCATCTTCATCCAACAGAATTTACCCGCAAGCTGCTGGTGTGGACGGATATATGTATGACCATGAGAGAGGTTTAGATGATGGTAGCACAGACCCTATTTCTGGTGTTAACGCGTACATAGAATCTTCTGACTTTGATCTAGGCGAGGGTGACAGGTTCATGCTCACACAAAGAATCATACCTGACTTAACCTTCTTGGGTTCTGAGGCTGAAGAACCATCAGTTGATTTTAGCATAAAGGTTAGAAATTACCCTGGACAGTCATACTCAGAAGATGTGAGTGGGGTCACAACCCGAACAAGTACGACACCTGTAGAGCAGTTTACAGACCAAATATACCTTAGAGCTAGAGGCCGATCAGCAGCGGTTAGAGTCGAAAGTAATGGGCTGGGAGTAAAGTGGCGTTTAGGTGCGCCACGTTTAGATATGAGACAGGACGGTAGAAAATGAGCCGAAAAATTGTTCGTCCTATATTGCCGATGGCACCTGACATGTACGACCCTCAGTACATGGCCCAACTTGTGCGAACACTTTCCGAGCTTGTGGAGAAGACAGACCTACCCACAAGAAACATTCCAGATATTGCAGATGTAACAGAGTTATCATCTTTAGAGGTGGGAGACCTTTATAAAGATGCATCAGGTTTTGTTAAGATAAAGACATGATGTGTAGTTATGCCCATACTCGAAACCATAGCCGCCGCTAACGCGGCCTACTCCGTAATTCGCACCTGTGTCCAGAATGGAAAAGAGGGGGCGAACCTAATGTCGTCTGTGGGGAAATTTCTTACAGCAGAAGAAGACCTCAAGGAGGCTGTTCAGAAAAAGAAGAACAGCCCCTTAACAGCTATAACTGGCGGGGAAGAGGGAGACTGGGAAGAGTTTCAAGCCCTTGAAAACATTAGAGAAAAACGCAAGGAACTCGAATCTTATATCCGTTTGTATGGAAGACCTGGCCAATGGGATAGGT